GAGTAATATTGCACCACCTCGTCCAATCTCCAACGGTTTAGTTCTTCCAAAACTTAAACATTGCATTTGGCCATTTAAGTACATTCCGGTACTTAATTTTCTAGCACTATCCCATACATTAGTAAATCCAAAGTTGTACTCACTAGTCCACGAAGAATCTATTAAATTATAATCAATGCCCAACTTATGAAACACCATCGGAACACTTAAATATGTTCTACTTGGTATTGTTACTGTACTTGGACAGTCGTTAATCGATTGCTTAAATCTAAAGCATAATTCAATTGCATGTGTACAAGAGTCTGTTGTAACTACGTAAGGAGCACCTGTGTATTGCGAAAGTTTATCTTCGAACTCTGCTACTGCATCAAATGGATTATCGTAATTAGAAATACTATTCATTTATACTCAGTGCATTTACTACGGTATCATCAGCGTATTCACTCCAACATGTGTATTTGGAGTAATCTAGCAAATCGTGTATTTGATGACACCAAACGCCAGTGTTAGAATGATTAAAATCAACATCGTCTATTTTAATAACTGCATTGTACCCAAGGTCCGATGCGTATGGAATCTTTACAGATAACATAGGAATAAATTTATTCCAAGATACAAGATCTGTTTCGTGAATAAAATTAAGCAACGACGAATCCAAATCTAGTGTACACCAGTAGTCTAATGTTAAGAAATGTTGTATTGTTGGAGTCCATTCTTCCATATCCTCGTACGTTACAACTTTAAAACTTTTCTCTGCGCCGAAGTATATGTGTGTAATTTCGTCCTCGCCTATGTATTGCGTTAATACACGGATAATTTCTTCAATGTCCGGGATTCCAATCACGTACAATGTATTCATACCGTTTGTTAAAGTATGCTCTACATTTTTACCAACAAAAAACTTTACATCAGATGATGATGATTCGAATTGGTTTTTGTATTCTCTCATTACTTGCTTTGTGCTGGCAAAATGTAATTATACGATGCAATACCACTGTTTACTGCAATTTTAGCCGCACCCATGTCACTAATGTACATAGTCTTGTCACCTGCTAAACTTAATATGTTAATAACCTGTCGAATAGGATATTTCCAATTGCCTTTAATTTCTCCTGTTACACCATTTTGAAATACAAAACTACCAGCATGTGTACTGTGATCTCCAATTGAGAAGATCAAGTTTCCATTGTCTGTAGTAACAGTAAAGAAATCTGCTTCAGGAATTGCTTGCGATTGCATCTTCAAACGCTGTAAATTAATTTCACTTGGATTAAATTCAACATTCCATGTTGCTCCTTTGAAGTTAATATTTGCTAATGCATCATTAACCACTTCACTAACCATAAAACGATAATCATTGTTAAAGTCGTCGTTCTTATTTTGGAAGTATAAACCTACAGGTGCATCTTTTTCTTCTTTGCGGTCTTGACGTTTAACTGTAATTTTACCATCTGTGTTGTATTCAGTAATGCTTAGTAAACTTTTTAGGTTACTTAAGTTAGGCATTCCGAATGTACCGTTGAAATCGGACACAGTTGAATTAAAATTAGCATCAATTACAACACTTTTGTCTGATGCCAAACCAGAAATATTTGTACCTGTGTCATTACCTGTGATTTTAATAAAATCGATACAGCCTAAGTCATGTGTATGACTCACTAAGTCTAAGAGTTCGTCTCTCATATTATTTTCTCCTTATTGAAGTTAATTAATTAAAAGTATTATATATGCTGATATTGTTAATAGCATTAATTTAAGTTGTTTATTTAACCTAAACGATAACTTTGCCTAAGCACTGACCGCCACGTTGTGTTTTTAGTTTTCCTGGTTTCTTGAGTTCTAGCCAACTTACACTAGTTTCAATGTCGTTGTACGATTCGATTACTTCGTAACCTACTAATTTACACATAGGTAATATTAGTGATTCTGGAGTATACGAGTAAAGAGCTTTCTCAAAGTTCTTCACTGCTAGTGGGTAGTTACAGTTATTGTACGTAAAAATAAAACTTCCGCCAGGTCTTAATAAGTCAAATAGTTCAAGTAAGTATTGCTTAATAATTTCGATTGGTTTGTAGTTCATGAAATTCATTGCAACTACTAACCCAATTTGTCCTTCTGGAAAATTTTTAAATATAGTATCGCGATCTTCGTTGATGATCTTGTATCTAACGCGATTTTGATATGTATCATTCCATAGTTTAGTTGCTGGTTCAAGTAATTCGGCTGTTTGGTCTACTATATATAATGGATCGGATGCTGTCATCTTATTTACGTATTCGCCGTGTTCCGGGCGTATAAAGATTCCAGGATACTTCCATGAACTCAACAATCCAACACGACTGTTAAAATAATCCTTGATGTGATCTTTATAAATTAAAGATTTAAATAATGCGCGATCTAATATGTAATCAGCGGAATCATTGTTTATTCCTTCTTCGTACATTTTGTAACTCTGTATCTTGTATGCTGTTTCTGCGTTACGCAATGTATCTGTTAGAGTATCTTTAAGTCCACTTAATAAAGTATCAAACTTTTTCATTTCAGTAAATATAAGTTTTGCTTGATCGTTGAGTAAACTTATTTCATTCGTACATGTGTATTTGGATCGATCAACAATCTCTAATATACTGTTTAATTTTACGTTAAGGTCATCGTATTGTTTAGTAGTAGACTGCTCGTCCACTAAATTTTTATACTTAACTAAGTAACTTAATGGTTCGTTCATTTAAAATCAAATAATTGCTGAAAAGTGTTCTTAATGTCTGTTCTATTTAACAAATCCCATTCTAGTACTCCTAATAAGTTTTCGACCTTGTTATCAACAACTGTAGTTTCCATTAAGTCGTCGTCAAACGGCAATTCCTTAAACCAATCCGGAATGTTGTTTTCGTCTGTTGGAACCCCCACACTAGTAAAGCCGAACATATTTTTCTTAAGTTTACATACAACAGTTTTCATACCGTCTGATATTTCCATGCTGTAATTATCGCTGTTCATTTTTCTTAAATGATTCCAGTTAATGGCCGCTCTAACATGACCTGGTATAGTCACGTTAATTTTTTGTGTTTTTTCCTTTTTGTGTAATGCGGCGTATTTTGTTAAGTTATTAACACGTTTTGGTGTGCCTTTTTCCCAACTAGGCCTATCTGAAAACTCTTTTTTAAATTGAATAATGTGTTCAACAATGTATTCTTTGTCTTTGTTAGTGAGCAAATCGTCAAGAATGTCCTTTAAGAAATCTTGCACAACTGCAGGTGTGTCACTTCGCTTAAGGTCTAAACCCATTGCTTTAATTTTTCCAGGCTTATTATCTACATCATATCGTGTGCCTTCGTTGTCGTATACCATAATAGCATAACGTTTTTTCTTAATAAACAACCCACTTAGTCCTGTTACTTCTCGTCCGCACTTAATAATTTCGCCTTTAAGTCTAGGAACATTATGTGCTGTTTCCATATAGATTGGAAAACTATCATTAATTTGATCTGCAATTCTTTCGTAAAGACCTGTTGCAATATCTTTGGACCATTCAGCGCCATTGTTAACTGCTTCTTCCATTACTGGCCAAGCAGTAAAATACGCTGAATCTGTGTCGCCGTATATAATGCACTTACCAACATGATTGTATTCGCCTGTCATACATTCGTTTGCGTATGCATCCATGTGCTTTGCAATTGCACGACCTGTTAGTGTTGTTGACTGTCCAATACGTTTATCAAAGAAACGACAGTGTTGGTTAAGAATCGCACCGTACAACGAGTTAAGACCAATCTTTTTAACTAACTGACGTTTATCCCAAAATGCAATATCCTCTGGTTCAGTTGCTTCGCGTTTTTTGGCTTGCATTACTTTACGTTCTGCATACCAACGTTCAAGTAGACCTGGAATGATTCCTTCGCGTTCCAAAGTAAATAATGTTCCATTTGCACTTAATGACCAATTACTATTCGCATTAAATACAATTTCGTATAACTCGCGTACTGTATGCACTGTTTCGTCGCCATTAACCCAATCAACAATTACGGATACCCCTGGCTTCTGCTCTAGTACTGCAGTATATTCTAGTGTGCCGAATAGGCCTTCCCAAGCACCAGCAAAGGAACTTCCCTTATACATTCTGCCGTTGTCTTTTCTAAAATCTGCCATTTTACTTTTGAGATATTTCTCAGTTTCGACTGGGCGTATTTGACCAATAATTGTTTCTGGTGCCATGTTTAATGCACGAATTACAGATGGATACAGACTATTAATATCAACAGAGCCTACCCATTTATGTATTCCTATTTTGGGTTGTGCTACATAAGCACCCGCGGCTCGTGTATCTTCGTTTTCATGTCTAACTTTATCAGGAACAACCAACCCACGTTCGTGCGATTCATTAATAATTGCTTGTTCTGTTACTGCAACTGAACCCATTGTTTGTGGAATTAGTACTGTATTTGCGTGTGCGATTTCGTTAGCAAGATCCAAGAATTTAAGTTTTTCGTCAAGTTTAGCAAGTAGTAATGTATCTTGTCTAGAGTAGTCAATAAACTTTTCGAAGTCTTGATTGTACAACTGATCCAATGTTCCTTTATATGATACTTTTTTGTCGCCTAGTTCATGTTCTGCAATTGCATCTAACGCATATGAATGCATTTCCTGGTATGTGTACTTTTGGTACAACAACATATAGTCTAAATGGATACGTCCAGATGTGACAAATGTTTCTTGTTCGGCGCCGTATTTTTCAAACTTTTTCTTTCGGGGTAATTGATCCCACAAACAAAAACGTCGTGTGTCGTTTTTGCTTAATACACGTGTTACACGGTTCACCATGTACGGAATATCAAATCCTTCACTGTTCCAACCACTTAGTATGTCGCCATCCTCTATCAAATCCAAGAACGTATTTAACATGTCCTCTTCTTTTTCAAACATAATAGTATTGTCAAACTTACTAGCAATTTCATTCGCTGATTCCATAGACATTGACTTGGGTGGAATAGCAAGACATATAAGTTGTTTAGACCAGTCTAAATACAAAGATACTGCAGTGATCTTATTAAACGGATCACTAGGCGGACTAAATCCCTTTTCGGGATGAAAGTCCGTTTCAATATCAAAGAAAACTGTGTGAAGTTTGGGTGAGTTTTTATCCTTGTAGTTTTCTTCTAAGCATTTATTAATGACGTTAATATCACTTTCAAATAATTTTTGTCCTTTGTGTATTGCGACCTCTTTACGAAACTCGCCTTTATTTCTTGCTTTAATTTTGGTTACAGTAGATCCGTAAATATTTCTATATTTACCTGCTGGATCTTCGTAATAAAATTCGTACTTAGGTTTAAACTCTGTTAATACACGTTTTCCATCTACACGCTCAGTTAAACATATTTTATCTGCATCAGCATTGTAGATTGCATCAACATATGACATTAATCAGTGCGACCTACTGTTTCAAGGATAGTTTCTAATGTATCGTAATCATCGGATGCTTGTTGGAAGTTCACTTTGTATGCTGTGCGTACTGCTTTCTTTAGTACAGCAGGTTTAACTTCCATTTCTTCAGCAATTGCTTTAATTGTGTCTGATAAGCCTTCGTTAAGTACTTCGACTTCTGACATCACACTAATACCTTCTTTAAATAGCATTTCTAATTTTTTCTTTTGATCTGGATTAAATGTTAATGACATACGTAACCTCCTTGGTTAATTAATTAAATATTTACGTATTATAACAAGGTAGTCAAAAAAATAGGTGCTCGAAAGCACCTAAAGAACGAACTTGGTAAACTAAGGTTATTTAACCCATTTATATGAACCGTGTCCTATATATTCTCCTCTAGAGTACCCACGTTTTTTCATTTCTTTGGCAATGTACCCATCTTTGACATCTTGTCCCAACGAGTCCCATTCTTTGCCTTCTTTTTCTGCTTGTTTTCTTGCA